CTATGTTGTATAAGGCGTTGGGAAGGCTGAATAAGCATCCAATGGTGGCGAAAGGGTTTAATGCCAGGGACACTGCATTGATCTTGCGCGACAAGTGGGACAGGTTCGAACACCCGGTGTGTTTGAGCTTGGACGCCAGTCGGTTCGATATGCATGTTTCACGCGCCATGTTGGAGTTTACCCATCGAATTTATAGGCGTTTTATCCGGTCAGACTTGTTTGACCTGCTGTGCTCGTGGACCCTGACCAACCGAGGGAAGGCTTGGTGCCCTGAGGGTGGCTTTAGGTACTCGGTCGATGGTCGGAGAATGAGTGGCGATATGGACACTTCGCTCGGGAATTGTTTGATCATGTGTGCTATGACTTATGAGCTGTTTCCCGGTCGGAATTACGAGATATTTAACAATGGAGATGATTGCTTGGTGATAGGCGAGAAGGGGTCTTTTCCCGCTGCTGATGTGATAAGGGCACACTACTTGGAGTGTGGCTTTCACGTCGAGTTGGAGGACCTGGTCGATGTGTTTGAGCGTATAGATTTCTGCCAAACCCGCCCTGTGTGGGCGCAGGGGTGGGTGATGTGCAGAGATCTAACTGCTATGGCGAAAGATGTTACCTATATTGGGGGTAAGTCTGAGGTTGATGAGTGGTTCCGCGCCATCGGCCAATGTGGACTCGCCTTAACCGACGGTGTGCCAGTATTTAGCAAATTCTATTCATGTTTGGCTGGACCGGTGAAGTCTCGCATTGCGGACAGTATGATGTATGCGTCTGGTATGACGCATCTGGCGAAGGGGATGAAGTATCGCGGCCTGGAGGTCACTGACGCTGCTCGACTTAGCTTCATGAACGCATTTGGAATCGACGCCGACTGTCAACGGGCATGGGAAGATAGTATGCGCCCCATTGGTGAATTGACAGTCGTGGACAAGCGTGATTTCAGTGAGGGATTGAAGTTGGATGGAATCTGTGAGCAAGCGTACAGGTGGAAAGACTTCTGGGGATCGTCCCAGCAATGGACGGAGGCGGCGGCGTCGGAACGCCCGCCGTCGGCGGAGAGAGCGTGAGCGTGCGGATGACGGTGGGCTGTGGGATGGAAATGAGCGGGGCTTTGTATTGCCCGCCCCAGTGGCAGTGGGCCGTGGGGTTGGCCATCGTGGTCCTGCTATGCGCACTTTGGACAGCGGTGCCTGTCTTATCTCAAATACTGAGTCATTTGGGATTTTGACATCTTCTGACACATCGGGTGATACATTTTACAATGTAGAGCTGCTCTACCCAACGAATAGTATATTTACTTGGTTGGGTGGGGTCGCGGTGTGTTGGCAGCGGTACCGCTGGAGAAAGTTGTGCATTTGGTACGAGAGTGTGTGTGCGACTGCAATGCCCGGTGAGGTTGCGTATGGCTTGCTGTATGATGCGTTGGA